CAAGGTTGCTCCCGCAGCCTCATCCGCCGACGCCGCGAGCTTGTCTTTCAACCCTACCGCAGTCGCCGCAATCTTCTCCTGCAGGTTCCCCAGTTCTTGCGCGAACTTCTGCAGAGTGGTGCCGCCGGTCGCAAACGCAATCTGCAATGACGACATGAACTCAAAGGGAACACCGCCAGCCGCAGCCAATTCGCCCAGCGTCGTCGCCGTTTCCTTGGCGGCGTTGGCAAAATGGCTCAGCCCACCCGTCGCGCCAGCAGCAGCCGCACCAACAGCAGTAATTGCTATTCCCAACGGGCCAAATACGCCGGCAACACGGCCGAGGGCTGCGATTTCCCCTCCCGCAACGCCTAGATTGACTTGACGTAATGCCGTCCGGACTGCGCCGAGCTCGCGCCGGCCCACGCCAAAGCCTTGCGCAGATTCCTCTGCTGCCTTGCCGGCATCTCGCGCGCCCCGTGCTGTCGCCGCAAACCCAGCCGCCGCGCCCCGTGCTGTCGCCGCCGCGCCTCCGAGAGCACCAGTTGCCCGGTCGTAGTTGCGCGCCAATTGCAAAAACGATGTGCCATTGGCCTTGGCCTGATCGGCCACAGATTGAATCGTACTTTGAACTTTTTGAAGATCGGCAGCACTCGCGCCGAATGTCTTTGCTGCTACCGCCGCGGTGGCAAATGACTGCTCTGCCGTTCTGCCCAGTTTTGAAATTGCGGCGGTGGTCGAGGCGAACGACTGCTCTGCGGTCTGGGCAACAGTCTGCAGTTGCTTGCTGACTTGCTCGCTGCCGTCGAGGCTGATGCGAAAACTGATGCCGGGCATTATTCAGGCCCCTTCAATCGCTGCGCAAGAAATTCGGGGATCTTAGCCGCAGCCTCTTTGAAGATGCGATAAAGGTCCAAACGTTTCCTGATTGTTGCCGCTCGGACACCGACGAACAACGGACCACGCTGGCGGTCTTTTGCATCAAACAGCATCGGCACCTTGCCCTTGACATTCACCGATGCCAATGGGCGGCCGTATTGATGCGGTGACTTGATGTTGCGCGGCAAGTTTTGCTCGATTGGCAACCATAGCAACGGGTCTCCGGTGATTGTCACGCCACGCTCAAACACGCCGGAAAACCATCTGCTATGATAAATTAATGCCGCTGGATTTCCTGTATTCTTGTTCGGGTAAAATCGCGTCTTGAGTGCGGTCTGAAAGCGACCTTTAAATCCGGCCGCCGCTATATTGGCTCGACCTCCTTTGAGAGCCAGGCCGGCAGCGTCCTTGATCGCATCTTGCTTGGCTTTATCAAGCGTCGTGCGCTGGTACTCATCCAGAATCCGCTTGATGCTCTCCTCTTCCCGCGAAAGAGTCAGTTTCACCGAACTAATTCCTTGGCCATCTTCTGAATCGTTTTGTCATCGCCCTGTGCGCCAACGGCAGCAATAATCAAATCATCCGCTCGTTCCTTGCGGTCAAGCTTGTCGTTGAATTCGAGATAGGCTGCGATCTGATACCATGTCAGCATCATTGCAGTGTCGGGTGTGAAGCCGCCGCATCTGATGAGAGCGGTGATGTCGAGGGCGATTTCTTCAAGCGTACTTTGATGGGTTTTGCTCCTTCGCCTGGATTCATGAGGCTCGTCAGTTCCTCGACGAAGAAGCCGATTCCGTTTGGGAATGTTAGTCCGAAAATTGCCTTGAGCAGTTTGAGTTGATGTTCGGGCAATAAGTTTTCTACACTCTGTTCATATTCCGCGTCACCGAAATGCCCGCAGCCAGCGGCGATGATGGCTGCAGTTGCGGTCCCGACCCCCTCGATCAGGCTCAGCACAAAACTATCGCCAAAGTCACCCTGTAGAAGATCTTTCAGCTTGGGAAACCGAGAGACCAGAGTGACCAAGGTCGAGACGGAAACGCCACGAACCTTTATCCGTCGGCCGTCGATCTTGACGATCTCCACCGCAGTCTGCGGTGCAATATCCAGAAGGTCCATGATTACCTCACGCGGTTGGCGTTTCGTCGCGCACTGTCCATTTACCGAACGAGCCATCGGCGCCCCTCTGCACCTCTGCCTCGATCTCAAGCGTGGTGAAATTGTCCTCGGCAGTAATAAAACTGAAGTCGCCGGACGGAACGAACGAGACGGTGGCGTCAAAGTCGACCTGCTGGCCGATGTCATTGGTGCCGACCACCTTGATGTCTCCCACAAATTCAGTCTTTGACAGACCGCTGATAGTGGTATTGCCGTCAGTGTCGGTGCCAATATCGCCGAGCGCAAAGTAGGCAAGATTATCGCCGGTGATTTCATCGAGCGTAAGTTTCACCGTCGCGCTGATCTGGGTGATGGCCGTAAAATCCTTGGTCTTGACACCCTCACGCGAAGAAAAGTGCTCGAGTTTCTCGACCGCCGGCGTGTACACGAAGGCTGGCGCGTTGCCAAGATCACGATAGGTCGACTGACCCACCTCTTTGAACGAGACGATTCCTTTGCCGATATGATAGTTTTGAACCGAAGGCGATGTAGGCATAGCGTTCTCCTTTCTTAGAGATCATCAGGCCGAAGTGTGTATTTGAAACTGAATTGCGCTCGCAGCGTGCCCTGTAGCCAGCGCATCCAACCGAGATCGGTCTGACATCCGAGATAACGAATGGCCCCGTTACCATGCCGTCCCGTCTTCACGATCTGCTCATTAAGCTCGGTATCGTTCAACACCCGCTTGATCAACTCGCGCCGTAACGTGGTGAGGTCGGAGCCCACTTCGTCGGCTTGCTGCGCGACGATAATTTCCGGCGTCATCCGCACGACGGTCGGGCGGTTGGGCGGACGCATTGATGCATCCGTCGCATCGTCAGTTTCCTCGTCGCCATCGAGCACGATCACAAACGGCAAATGAGTTTCGTCAAGTTCGACATTGTTGCGCTGCGCCGTTCGAATATTTGGGATGGTGGCAACCACCTCTAGCAGTCGCGCCAAAATGTTCTCGCGAACGTCAATCATTGGTCGCCTTCAGCAGGAAGCGCACCTCACCAAGATCCTCACCGTTTGGATTCCCCAACAATTCATGCTTGCGTACAATCCAGGTCCGCCCATTGAAAGTCAGGACTGAGCCATCATAATCATCGCGCGCAATTCCCTTGCCGGTGAGCTCAGGAACGCGCGCAAAGGCACCTGGACCAACACTGCTCACCTCAATGCTGCCGCTGACGCTGGTCTTGCGGCGAGTGTCGTCGACCACGGTGATCGCGACCTCGCCCGCCGTCCCCGCAGCGGTCAGCGTCGCCGGCACGCCAATCTCGGCATAGACCGGGTCATAGAGGTCGGCGCTGTAGTCGATCATCGCCACTCCCTGCGGAATGCGAACGTCCCGATATCCTCGCGGCCCAGCTCAGTCTCGACATTGCTTTCCGACACCAGCGCGAAGCCACACAGGTTCATCGCATATACAAGCCCATCACGGGTCAGGTACCAGCAATGTTCGTCCGGCTTGAAATGCTTCGAGCGCAGGACATGCTCGACGCCGCCAAAGATCGGCAGCGAGAGGAACAGCCACTCGCGGACATTGGCGAGCAGCGGTTGGAAATCCGGGATGTGCTCGAGCACGTCCCATAGCGAGAGCGCATCGGACAAAACCTGATAGGGATCGACCAGCAGTTTGCGTTGCTCGAGCCAGTCGATGCCGACCGGATTGACATCGAAGCCATAGGTGGTGCGCCCGCGCTCGCGCCGCAGCTCGATGAACGCGCCCGAGCCAATGCCGACATCGACCAGGGTGCCGCGATAATGCTGCTCGACAAAATTGCAGCGCGCCTGCATCAGCGCGCGCCCGAGATCGGTTTGGGCGTTGCGATCGAAGCTGTCGAAATAGTCCTGATCGTAAGGCGCCAGCCCGGCCTCGACTGGGTAGTAGCCGATGCCAATTTCCGGCCACCAGGTCAGGCTGCGGCGCGAGAACTGCTCCACCAGCGGTAAAACTGCCCGATCGGGTCCGCGATCCTCTTGTCGCAATTGTGCAGCATGTTCGTGCATCGGCAGAACTTCTCCGGGTATGCAAATCCGATCCGGCTCAGATCAAGCCGCTGGTCGGTGATCTTTTCGGGCGCGTTGTGGCCGCCGTGGCCGCCCAGCACCACGAAGGTCCTAACCTTGAGCGCGAGCCCGGCCGGCACGATCCAGCCGACGCCGCCGATAACGATGTCGGCGTCACGGACCAGCGCGAGCAACTCGCTCACCGCCAGCTCGCCATGCACAAAATAGCGGTGCGCGGGTGGCGGTTCGCCGACGATCCATTCCTCGCCCGCGGCGAGGTCGGCGACCGCAACCACGGTGTGCGTCGCCATCAGCTCGGCGGCGATTGCCGCCACGTATTCCGGCTGCGGATTGCGCGCCTCGTTGCGCCATTCGCTGCGCACTGTCACCGGCCGGATGACCGCGATCGGCCACTCCGATTTGACCGGCGATGACCCCATGTCCGGCAGATCGAACAGCGCCGGATCGAACCCGACCTTCAGCGCCGACCAGCGATATTCCAGCGCATTGACGATCGAGGAGGTCGAGATGTCACGGCCATAACTGACCTTGATCTCCCGCATCGGTATTGGCGCCGGTCGCATCCACCGACCGGGCGGTTGCCGCGCTATGTTCTTCTGCTGCGTGCGCAGTTTGCGTTTGCCGCAGACGAACTTGATATCAAGATCGGCGTAGAGCTCGGGCCATGGCGTTTCGAGGTGGATCTCGTAAAGCGCCGCCGCCGCGCGCACGAACGGCCGCGAGTAGCAGTTGTCCCCCAGACCCCACATTCCGCGGACGAGAACCGGCTTAGGCCGCACGCCGCTCACTCAGAACGTCCTGCAGGCTGATGACCGGCCACAGATCGGCATAGGCACTGCCGGGGCTGGCGTTCCATAACGTGATGCCCATGGTCCGCAGCGGCTCGACCATACTGGCAAGATCGGCCCGGTGGCGATCGTAGCGTTCCGCCTTCAGCGGCCAGCGGTGCGGCTTGTGATGCCACGCCCGGCCGTCCGCGGCCGATTTCCCGTCGGCGCCGAGCCAGACGATGGTGCCGCCCGGCCCGACCAGATGTGCTGCCAGGTTGGTCGCCGCCGTCAGCGAAGTCCATTTCTGCACCAGGCTATCGCGCTCATGCGCGAGCCCTGGCGGCTTGGTGGCGCGGCACATCAGTACCTTCTTGTCCTCTGAGCACATGCGCGAGACGGTGACGACGCGGCCGCGGAAGCTCGCCACCGCCGCCCGGTTGTCCGGCTCGTGCCACCAGCGCCAGTCGCCGAAATACAGAAAGTCTGCCCACGGCACCGCGTAGACGCTGGAGTTGATCACGATCACGCGCCGGCCGCGCAGCGCCTCGAGGTCTACCCCGAGCACCGACGGGCCACCGCCGATGATAAAGCAGCACTCCTTTTCCCATTCGCGCGGAACCGGCCAGAATTGGCTCATGCTACATACAGGCGCCGGAACGGTTTGATCAGATTTTCTACTTCCGCCGACAGATAGCCCGACGATGCCGTCGACAACGATGGCGTGAAATAGGCGACGCGGGTATCGCCGTGTTGCACTTCTCGGATGCCGGGATCGCGCGAGCCGGTCGTGCGCCCGTCATTGACGGCCTTGATAACCGCTTGCTGAAGCCGCGCCGGCGCCTGTTCTGGCAGGTCGTAGCCGCCGGAATACAGCACGGCGACGACGGTCTCTGCCCAGCAGCCATCCATCCACAGCCGCCCGCTGGCCGGATCGAAGTTGTAATCGGCGGCGGTTGCGCCTGCGGCCGAGATCTCGATGATCTCGACCACCGGATAGAGCGACAGCGTCAGCGCCTGCCGCGCCGGCATGTTCTCATAGCGATCGAAGGTGAACGTTTCGAGCGCCTCGGCCAGCCCAAAACGGCGATTGCAATATTCCGCAATGATGCGTGACTGATGCGTGATCGCGGCTTGCAGCGCCGCATCTTCGGTCGTGCCGTCGATTTCGAGCGCGAGCTTGAGGTTGTCGAGGCTGATCAGGTCAGGCCCGGCGCTGTCGGTCGACTCGCCAATGATTTCGAGGACTGAGTGCATTACTTGAACCTGACCGGCTTGGCCGCCCGTTCTTGTTCCGGCCGGTAATCGCGGCCATCGCGACCAGCCCTGATGGCAAGGCGCCAAACGTCACCAGATGGTGGCTTCGCGCTGGTTGAGGTCATCGCAATGTAAAACGAACCGCCGACGCTGACGCCATCACCGGCGGCATAACTTGTGCCCTCCCTCCACGCCCCGGCATCGAGCACAACGGCGGTCTTGATCTCATGCACGGTGTCGCCGATAGTCCAGCGCAGGGTGCGGCCGCCGTCCGGCGTCGTAAAGGTTGCGGTCTTGAGCGCGCGTCCGACCCGCTGTTCGATCCGCTGTTCGATCATGTCCTCGATGAGCTTCAGGTCGCTGGCGTTGCGGCCGGGCTCGCCCTTCGCCCCGCGCTCGCCGTTCCTGCCATCGGTACCGGCCGCCCCCATTGTGCCTTGCTTGCCCGGCTCCCCGCGATCGCCCTTGTCGCCGCGCTCGCCGGTCAATCCGCGCTTGCCTTCCGGCCCGGTTTCGCCCGGCGGCCCCGGCATGCGCGCGAGCGCGCGGACCTCGGCCAAGGCGCGCATGGCGGTGGCAAGGCAAACGCCCAACCCCTCAAACCAGGTGTATTGCGGGGCAGGGATCATCGGTTGCTCGCTCATGCCGCCCCCTATGCTGCCAGCAGGAATGCCATCACGGCGGCTTCATCGTCGTCGTGCCGCCCGCGAGCGGCGCCTTCGAACTTCATGATCGTGCCTGAACCCGATCCGCGCGTGCCGACAACGCCTGCGCTGGCGATCGACAGACCCTTGAGCACCGCCGCCGCGTTGCCGGCCTGGCCGCTGGCGCCGATCGCCGCCGCCCGAACCGCCACCAGTCGCGCCGCGCTGCGCCCGGCAACACCGGCCGCGCCTGCCGCTTCGCCGGTGAGGCCGGCAAGCCTGCCGACGCCGGCGCCGACAACGATGACAACGCCGTGCGCCTCACCCCTGAGCTCGGGCAGGATGCCGAATCCGATCCCGTAGACCGGGAATGGCCGCGGCCGCGGGGCGAAGCCACCGCCAGCGACTGGAACCTCGGCAGCAATGACCGCAGCATCGAGAAAGTCCGCAGCATCCGCCGCCTCGACCAGAACCGCAGCATCGGCGGCAATGACGATCGCATCGACCACCTCTGCCGGAATGCTATTGCCGGGAACAAAGCCATCGGCGGTCGGGTAATGAGCATCAGCACTGTAAAGAACGGTATCGGCAGTGACGTGTGTCCCGCTGGAGGCGCCCGCGGGCTCGACCACCTCCGCCAGAATGATGTTGGCGGGAACGAAACCGTCGGCGGTCGGATAATGGCTGTCGGCGGTGTAGAGAGTGGTGTCGGCAGTGACGGTCAACTGAATATCTCGTCCGCCCGCGCTTGCGTCAGGATACCATCAGTGACGAGCGATGTTTTCAGTGTGGTCGCTTTTTTCTTGTTCAGATTTACGACTGGATCGAACACCACCACGTCCCAGTTCTTAGCGTTGCCGCCCGCTTGCCGCCACGTCGTTGCAGTAGCAGCGCGGTATTCGGCGTTGGTGAAGCGTCCGATGAATTCGCTGCTTGCAAGCGTTGCCTTCTGGTCAATCGGGATAGTGGCAATAACATTGTTGCCAGCATCAATCTGCGGCTGCGTCGCTCCAGCGCCAGGGGTCCACGTCCAAGTCGCGCGATCATCCGACTTGCCCACGCTCGTACTGACCACAGGGCAGACCTCGGCGATGGCATCATTGAGCGTTGCCGCATCCATCACATCCACCCCTTGAAAACTATGCCAGTTTTATAGAGTGTAGCATCAGCGTTATCTCCAACGAAAGTTGCAGAGGCAGCACCGCCAGCCGACTCTCCAGCCTGAAAAAAATGAAACCCTAAAGCAGTAGTAATATGAGTACCTATCAGTGACACAGACCCCGTATTGGATGCAAAACCAGTTACTCCACTAAAAGCATTAGTTACATCATAACAAACACCCACAATAACTAAAGGTGTACCTACCCCATGACAAGTATAAAGACCTTCAAAAGCATCTTCAGCCATACCGCTGACGAAACTATGTCGCGCCGTAGCTTTAGCATTAGCTGCCCGTACTGCAGCCAAGGCATAGGTCCAATTATCAGTAAGATCACCCGCCAAGCTCGATACATAAATTCGATTATACATATTCCAAACGCCAAAAACTCCTGCAACCGGCGTTGCCGCTACCGCCCCATAAATCCAATCGAGCTGCGACGATGCATTGCTGCGGGTTGTCCCGACATAGGTGCCACGCTGTGCCGCCGGGCCGTTGGTGATCGAAGCATTGTTGAGCAGAATGCCGTTGACCATCGTTAGCGCGGTGCCAGCCGAGCGCACTGTGTCGCTGGTCCAGTCCGGCCCATGCCCGATACGAACTGTGCCCGCATCATTCCACACAAACCAATCATTGACCTTCGACGCGCCGATCGCGGCCGGGCTTTTCGTCGTGTCGGTGGTGGCAACACTCAACTCGGTGAATGTCGTCATGGCGAATGACGAACCGCCGTACAGTGGGCAAAGAGCTCCGCAATACGGCGTGTAATAGATCGTGGTTTTCGCCGATTGCGTCGTGGTCATCACCGGCGTGGCGGCCTGCAACGTCAGCCGGCCCTGTGGCGCGCTCGCCGAGACACCACCAGGTGTGCCCGGAATGCCCTGCGCCCCGGTGTCGCCCTTCGGTCCTTGCGCGCCGGTCGCGCCTGCTGGTCCCTGCGCGCCGGGCGGTCCTTGCGCCCCTGGCGGGCCGATTTCGCCCTGCGGGCCAGTTGCTCCTTGCTGTCCAGCGCGGACCACGCCCACCATCGTGCGGGCACCGTTACTGATCACACCGCCTGGGCCGCTTTGCTTCCACGTAATCGGAATTTCAGTGTAGCCGGTCCGAAAAATCGGATCGCCAGCCAACTCATAGATGGCATATTTTGAAGAATCGTCCTTGTCTTGAACGTAAAGATCGCCGCCAGTTTTGACCAAACCAAACAGGTTGTGGATGTCGGTGCCGTTCGCAGTTTCGTCGTCAATAAATATTGCCGTCGCCGCTGCCGGATTTGAATTATTGAACTCGACTCGGCCATTCGGCGGCGGTGCAGTCGTGTCACTCGAAAATTGAAATTCGAAATAATTGATGGAACCGCCGGTCTCACCTTGCGGACCAGCCGGACCAACCGGTCCCTGCGATCCCGTCGCGCCCGTTGGCCCCGGATCACCTTGCGGCCCTTGTGGTCCTTCTATGCCGAGCGTGGCGGGATCGACGCCCTTGATGGTGTATTCGTCACTTACGCCACCGGTGACAAATACCGCGATCTTGCCTTCGATCGGGTCTTCTTCTACGCCGGAATAACTAACATATTCATACGGCGCGCCATAAAGCTCGGCGAAATTCTGATTGCACTTGTCAAATGATGTCCGCAGCGGATCGCCGGTGCCGTCTTCCAGCGCCGCGCCTATATTTATGATCTGCTGCGTCATCCTACGGCATCACCAGTCTGAACGAATCAAGCCGCACGCGGCCGCCGCGGTAGATTTTGATGGTGTTGAGCTTGACCACCGCGTCGGAATTCTCATCGCCGACATCGCAGGAAAGGATTTCGTTGCCGTCAGCTGCAAGAATGCGCGCAGCCATGGCGTTGCCTTGCGCCAGCGCAGCGTCTTCCTCGTTGATCTCGTTGAACTCGAGCTCACCGTCGATGGCGGGGTCTGCCACCGGACTCGAGAGCTTCAGTACGGCAAGCGTTTTGCCATCGCCGGTGAGCAGCTCGATGCTGCCGCCGTCCATCAATCTGGACAACTCGTCCAGCATGGCGTTGCTGGCGGTTTCAGACAGGGTGATCATCGTAGACCGGGACGAAGTTTCCATCTGCGTCACGCTCGATGCGGGTGACCTTCGGCGGTCGCGGTTGCGCGGCTTCCTTGCGTTCGGGGATTGACGGCGACTCGTACAGCAGGCGCACCGCGCTTGCGACCTGCCCGGCGAGCTCGGGCGGCAGCACGGTCTTGCTGAATGCCTCGGCCACGCAGTCGCGCACGAACGGCACCATGCCCTTCGCCAGTTCGGTGATGTCGTTGTCATCCATCATGCGGCCTCGCGATGTATGGCCTGCAATGCCCGCGTGAATTGCTGCGCAATGTTCTTGGCGGGAGTGGGCTTCGGCGCCGGCTCAGCTGGCTTGTCCTGTGCGGCTGGCTGTGCTGGCGCTGGCGGCGTGGCCGGCTTGAACGGATCGTCTTGCGCATCGCGCTTGGCGAGTGCCTCAAGGCTATAGTTCTGCTGCTGCAGGTAGGGCGAGTCGCCGCCCGTCACCGGCTTGAGGTCGAGCTTGCCGCGGCCCTCGTTCGGGCTCATAACGCCGGCGCCGACGGCATCGCGAATGGCCGTGACCTGGGTGACGCTGTCCATGCGCAGCAGGTTGTCGGTATCGAATTCAGTGCCGAGCCCTTCGCCCCAGCCTATGCCGAGCGCCGCGTCGAGCAGTTCCTCGATCTCCTCGATGTGGGACTGCAGCGCCTGAGAGTAATACTCGACGTTCAACGCCTGCACGTTGTTGTAGGTCGGCAGCACGCCGACGCCGACCTTGTAGGGCGGCACATGGTAGACGCTGCAGACGACCTCGGCCGACCATTTCAACTGCTCGACCATCTGCCCTTCCACCGCAGTCATTGCCATTTTCTCGTACGTTGCCCCGCCGGTCATCACCGCGACGCGGCCGCGATTGACTCGCGAGAAACGCTGTTCCCATTCCGCCTTGAATCGGTCTTCCTCTTCTTTCTTGACTTCACCGGGTAACATCAAAAGGCCACCGGGCGTCGAGTCATTCTCGAACAGCAGCGCGGAAGTTTTTTGCGCATTGAGGCCGAGCATCGAAGCGAGCCCCGAGGCAAACACCGGCGGCGTGCCGACCAGCGGATGAAACAGGCAGTTGAAGCGGTCGTGAATGATCTCGCGCGCCGGCACGACAATGTCGTCGATGTCGGCGAGATTGTCGCTCGACAGGCGATAGAACACACTGCCGTCGTCGGCCACCAGCGGCTGCACCCGCGTCGGATCGAGCACATGCAGTGCGGTCACCACCTGGCGATTGTCGCGGACTTTCAGCACATAGGTATTGCCGCGGCTAAGCTTCGACAGCACCCAGGATTCGTAAAACTGGTTATGCGTCTGGTAACCATTCGGCCGGCGCAGCACCGGGCTGAATGCCGGGTTCGTGGTCTCCGACCATATGTTATTCTTGTCCTTCTCGGCGAGCTTCACCCGCAATTTGGCGATGTCGCGGGCGATCAGCGTCTTGCAGGCGAAGTCGGCATGAAACGATGCCGCGGTATCGACATTGATCTCGACATTGCGCTGCCAGGCGCCGGGGAACGGCTCGCGAATGATCGAATACCAGCCGCCGCGGCCTTCCGGCACGGAGGCCAGCGCCTTTTGCTTCTCGCCGGTAAACGGAATCGGCAGACCGAAGATCCGCATCAGCGTTTTGCCTGGGCGATTTCGTGCTGCAGCCGGGGCACGCCCCAGCGGCCGTCGACATCGATGCCGAGCCCCGTGGCCTCCATGCGCAGGCGATCGAGGCTCGCCTCCATCGTTGCGGGACCGGCAATACTATCGTCGGACTCAGGCACGAGTTGCTCGTCAACCTTTGCTACGGCCGCACGCGCCGGCTTGTCCGCAAACTTCGCCTTCTTGCCTGCGACCAGCGCGATCGCGTGCCGCGGCGGCGCCTCGTATTCGTCGCCGGCGACCAGATGCCGGGTGCCGTATTTGTGCGGCTTGGTCGTTATCAGCCTGCGCAGTTTCATCGGGCGATCCTCCGAAAAATGGGGACGGGCGAGGAGGCCGAATTCCCGCCCCCGAGGTGGCGAGAAAGTTAAGCGGTGTGGACGGGTCCGCCCCAGTCTGCGCTGGTGAGATACGCAACCGACTGCGTGCGGCCGCGCATCCAGTTGATGATTCGTTCGGCTTTGACACCGACCGAATTGGTTTGCCAGAGACTTACAAGGGAAGCGCCCGTCGGGGTGCTCGCATCATGGGCTGGCGCATCCGACATTTCCAACGAAGCTTCCATGCTCGTATCGACGGAAACATCGCCATCATCCGCCAGGAAGACATCCGTGGCATTGACCAGCACAACAAGGCCAGCAGGCACATAATCACTCACGATCACCGGCATGCCGTAGACCGTTCCGCCGCTTGCACCCATGCTTGGGAATTCCGGTTGACCGAGCGGATTGACCATCATGGCCAGAGCCTGCGCGCAGGCCGATGTCATGATGAACACGGCGGTCGAGGGAGGATTGTTCGCCGCATTGAATTTGGCGAGCAGCGAGCGAATATCCAGCCGGATGGCATCGGAATCATCACCCGTCGAGACGATCGTTGCCGCGCCGTTGGTGATCGAGGCCGGCGATACATTCGTCACTGCGGCCTTTGACGGAGTGATAAAGTCGGTATCGAGCCTCGCCCGCAATGCTTCCGCCAATTGATTGCGCACGATCGCATCCGACTTCGGATCGCTGAACCTGATGTTTTCCATGCTCAACACACAGATGTTGGCGACTTTGAGCGGCAACAGTGTCGTTCGAGTGAACGCAAACGAGGTTAGCGGCTTGGCTTTCGCCTCCCCAACCCAGTAGCCGGCACCGGCGCCGGTTTGCGTAACGATCGGGACGCGGAACGGCACCGAAGTAAAAGCCGGAACGCCACCATTGCCAAAGCGTCCCAGGATCGTCCGCGGTCGCAAATATTCGAGAAAAGCCGCAACCGCCGCGCCTCCTGTTTCAGCTCCAATGAGGTTGGCCGCCCAGTTGCCCGAGATGGTCGTGCCGGCAGGAACGGCAGCCTTGTAGAATGCGGCAACTTCGCTGTCGCTGCCGTACATCGCCGCGGCGACATCTGACGCACGCTCGCTTGATACTCGCTGGATGATTTTGACCTTCACCCGCCGGGCCAATTCAATACCAGGTTCGAGTGTCGGCTGTGCCTTGACGATGATGCCACCGCGCGCCGCGGCGCCGTCGTGCTGTGTCTCGGCCTTGGTGACTGCCTTGGCCGTCAGCGCCTTGGTAGTCTCGAGTTGGCGCAGGCGAACGAGTTGCTTGTCGATCGACTCGATCGTTGACTGATGATTATCGAACTCCTCGGTTTCCGAGTTGTCCATTGTGCGGTCTTCGTCGAGGCCCTTCTGGGCGATCGCCTCTTGCGCCGCAAACGTCGCGGCCCGCTTGTTTTCGAGAGCAGTGATTTGCTCGGAATAGGTTTTCATGGCGCCCTCCTGGGCAGCAGACTTCGGTTGTGATCGTCCCAGGCCACTGGGTGGGTTGAGATGAACGACACGGTGCGGCGCTTTCTGGCCGGCCACGGCCCGCTGCGCAGTGTCGATCGACTTCACGGTGGCGATAGTGGCTTCGGCGTTCGCCGGAATCGTCACGGCCGAAAGCTCGAGCCAATCCCATTTGATGAAGCGAATGCCGTTGGTCTCTTTGTTGAATGCTTCCTCGATCGGCTTGAAGCCGATCGAGAGCCCGGACACGAGCCCGATCTTTAACGTCTGCCAGGCCTCGTCGAGGCGATCCTTGAGCCGACCGGGTTCAGCAATCTGTGCGAGCTTGGCAACGATCTCGATGCCGGCCTTGCTGACCTTGGCGCGGGTGACGTGGCCGATTGGCTGACTGGAATCGTGTTGCCACAACAGCGGCATCGGCAGTTTGAACTGCGCGCCATCCGGTTCGACCACATCCTGCAGCCGATCCGGCGTCGGCGTCGATGCCATGCCGGTGATGATGCGCGCGTCCTCGTCCACCCCCTTTATTTCAAGGAGGGAATAGGCCCGGTTGAGCATGGGAATTAGTCCTTCAGGGAAGCCCCAGATATGACCGCAAAGCTCACGCGCCAGCGACCGAGCACGAACGCAATAGCGATATCGCTCATGCGAAAAACAACCTGACTTCCGGCCGCGTCTGCGCCATCGGGTTGGTCGCCATCAGCGCGCAGGCATTGAACAGCGCCATCAACGGATCGATCTTGCCGTAGCCGGAATCATCTCTGGCAATCCGCATCCCGGTCGGCGTCGGCACGATGCGCGCATTGCCGGCGCACCAGGTCATCAGCGCCTGGCCGCCGTGCTTGAAGCTGCCGTCCACGAGCTTGCGCTCGATCGTCTTGATCGCGCCCATCAGCGAGATGCCTTGGCGGATGCCGACCAGGAGCTTGGCCTCTTGCGTGACGCCGATCTTGGCAAGGCTGTCGACAATGCCGCCGATCCCGATCGCGTCCACGCCGACACCGGCAAGCTTTTTCGAGCTTTTAACTTTTTCCACGATGTCCGTGACAAACGAAATGTCATCCGGCAATTCCTCGACCACGGTTAAGTCGCCGTCGGCCTGAAACCTATCATAAAAGGCGGTATTAGCTTTCCGCCGCTCGAGCCCTTCCGGCGAAATCAGCGCATGCGTCCAGGCGAGATGCGTCTTGCTGTCCTTCTCGCGCCCGATCACCGCAATGCCGAGCAGGTCGTCGAGCCCGCCGCCGTCGATGCCGACCACCACCGCTTCCGAACGCTCGAGCACCGCATCCAGCGTCAAGCCGTCCTCGGTGCCGCGGCTCCAGTGATTGGCGCCGGCCCAGCCGTCGGCCCTTAGACTCATTCCAATTTGAACATTGAAATGCTGCGATGCGATCAGTGCCACCGCCGCCGGCCCGTCGGCATCGGCCCGCACCACCTCGCGCGCAAGGAAGTCCTCGTTGGTCGACCTCCCCAAATTCGGGTTGACCAGCGGCCAGTAGCGCCGCTCCCGCCAGCCACCGTCGCGCGCCAGCCGCTCGGGCAGCTCGTAGAGGACGGGCAACAGGGGCATTTTCGCTTTGCCGTCGCGCACCGAGCGCGCCATCGCCAGTTCGGACGCAAACACTCCGGACGGCGTCGACTTGGATTGCGTCGTGGTCTGGAACAGGAACCCGTCCGGCCGCTTGGTCAGCGCGCCGCGCAACTCGATGAAAACATCCGCCGCGTTCGCCCGGCGCGCGAACTGGTGGGTTTCGTCTATCATCGTACCGACTGCCTTCGAACCAGTGATGGTGTCGGTGTCGGCGGCCTTGATCTGCAGCGTGGCTCCGGACTTCCGGTGCGTGATCTTCCGAAGATGGTCCTGAACATGGAAAATCGCGGCAAGCGAAGGATCCAGCCGGATCGTCCCTTTCGCCTGTTTGAACGCGATCGCCGCGATCTCCATCGTCGGCGCAATGAACAGGAACTCCGCTTCCGGCCGGCGGTTGACGATGATCGCGGTCAGCATGACAGCGCCGCCATTGGAACTCTTAGAATTTCCTTTAGGGATTAACTGGAAGACCTCTGAAATGTGACGGGTATTGGTCGCCGGGTCGTATGAACCGAATAGGCTGGCCACGATCGGCAGGAACCACGGGCCACAGGCTTCGCCCATGGTCGGCGTCCCGATCACGTCCGGTAGCCGTAACCTTTTGAAGCACCGCAGCGCCTTGGCCGCCTCGCCCTCATACAGCGGCAGATCCGGGACCAGGCTGCGGCCGTCCAGAATGCGCTCCTCCCAGTCCAAGCAGCTCGTGTCCCAGTCCTCGACGCCGATGGGCATGGCAGCGAGGGCCGCTGGCGCGTTTTCGAGGACGGGGGTTAGGTGGAGCAAGGGGAGAGCCTCAAACTCAACCGGCGACCGGTGCCGGGGCGGTTTCTCTATGGTTCAAAATGCCGAGTGCCATCACCTGGGCCGCATCCTTGGCCCGCGTCCGGTTCAACATGTCCGAAAGCGAGCCATCCGGCTTCCGCACCCGCCACATCATCGGATATTTGGCGTCCTGCACGATCTCGGCCAGCTTACGACCGCGATAACCAAGCCGAAGCTCATCGTTGTGCCAGGACAATTCGCAATAGCCGTACATTTACTGCGCCCGGTTTTCAAACTCGAGGTCCGCCGCCCACGGCGTACCCATGCCGGCGCTTTCCGCAGCCGCCTCCTGCTGGTCCTTCTTGCCGATCCGCTCCCGTTCAATCAGCCGTGGGTGACAGTAGGGTGCTGCCGCAATTGCCAGCCGGTCCTTGCGGTCTGAATCGGCATTCGGATCGTTGATAACCATGAGTAAATAATCGAGCGGTTTCATCTGGCCGGGCTGAATATCGGCCTCCACAATCAAGCGAGCTT